GGCTCGACTCTGAGCAATTAAGACTTTTAAATTTATTAATTGAAGAAATTATAGACTTCGATAAACAACATTCTTTGCAAAATGGTTCTTTAGTTTTTGAAATTTTGCTAGAAAAAATGATAATGGAAGTTAAGTTAAAAAACCATCAATCTTATTAACTTATTAAACGAGGAGCTGCTATGCAATATATAATTAAAACTAATATTAAATTGACTTTGTTATTAATTAGTTTTTTTCTGTCAACGCTGATAATAGCTTTAGTATTTACCCAAATGCTGCCTATGTATTTACAATTGACTGGATTAATAGCTTTATTGTTAAGTACTTTTGGTGGTTTTACATTAGCTTTAAGCTGCAAATATCTCTATGATTTAATTAATAAGGAGCTAAACAAATGAGTCTTCGTTGCTTATCTTGTAATACAATTTTAACAGAATATGAAAACACTCTAAAAACAACGTCGCATGAGTACGTTCAAATGTGTTCCAACTGTCTACCTTCATCTATTGTTGTTTATGGCAACGAAGCATTGATAACCAATGAGGATTTAAGTTATAATTATGATGATGTTGGTTATCTTGATGACTCAGATATTAAGTTTTTAAAGTAACTAAGTATAAACACTTATAGACAGATTTTCATAAATGTGTATAATACCTTTCTACAGAGCAGTTTTAACCACTTAAATTAAGAAAGTGATAATTATGGATTACTCTCAATTATTTACAAATTTGAATAAAAATAACAACATAAACAATATAGACACAGAAGAGCTAGTCAATGGTTGGTTTGCAGAACAAAAGCAAGACCAAGCATTTAAAGATTTACAACAAATAATGTTTTTAGTTGACTCTCTTAGCTCTAGTGGTCAAATGACATTAGACCAAATTATATCTAAAATTAAGGAGTCTCAATAATGCCTAGTAAACTGTTAAGTTCTGGCAACCCTTGCGACAAATGTGGCTCTTCTGATGCTAGAGCATTATACGATGACGGGCATGAGTATTGTTTCAGTTGTAACACTCATTTTCCAGCACCATCAGAAAAGCCATCAGAAGCTCTTAGACAGCCTTCTACTGCTGAAGTGTTGTCTATCAAGCCTAAAGTCATAAAAGACCCTTCAGGAGCTTCTCAGAGCCTCTCAGATAGGAATATTACCAAGTCTACTTGTGCCAAATATAATGTTACTGTTGATAGCTCTAATAAAATTATATTTCCTTATGGTAAATCAGTTTACAAAGTCAGAGATAAGTCTAAAAGGTTTTACTGGGTTGGGTCAGATTCAAAAGATACTGAAAGATTGCCGCTGTTTGGCTCTGATAAATTTCTCCCAAGCTCTGCAAAATATTTATTGATCTCAGAAGGTGAGCTTGATTGTCTATCTTCTTTTCAAATGTCAAATGGTGTAGGCGCTCACGTTTCTATCAGGGATGGTGCTGGCTCTGCTTTAAAGTGTTGCAAGGAAGCTTACGAGTATATAAACAGTTTTCCTAACATTGTTCTTGCATTTGACTCAGACAGACAAGGGCAAGATGCTATGCTTCAAGTAGCTGAGTTACTACCACCAAAAAAAGTTAAGCTGATGAAGTTTAGGGATGGTTTCAAAGATGCTAATGATTACCTTGTAGCAAATAAACAACAAGAGTTTATCAAAGACTTTTGGGCTGCACAGACTTTTATGCCAGATGGGATTATATCAGGCTCAACATTAAAAGACTTGGTGCTAGAACCATTAGAAAAATCAATAGCTTATTATCCTTTTGGTGGCTTAAATGATCTTACAGGCGGAGTAAGGTCAAGCGAATTAGTTACTGTATGTGCTGGATCAGGACTCGGAAAATCTTTATTTTTAAAAGAGATTATTTATAAGCTCTTAAAGAGTACCGAAGAAAACATAGGCTTATTGTTTTTAGAAGAATCAGTTAAACGTACTGCACTATCGCTGATGAGTTTAGATGCTAATAAACCACTACATTTATCAGAAACTGAAGCATCAGAAGAAGAAAAGAATCTTGCATTTGAGGCAACTCTAGGCACTAACAGGGTTTACTTGTTTGATTCGTTTGGATCAACATCTGTTGATAACATAGTCAACAGGGTAAGGTATATGGCAAAGGCTCTATCTTGTAAGTATGTCTTTTTAGATCACATATCAATCGTAGTATCAGACCAACAGCATGGAGATGAGAGAAGAGCTTTAGATGAGATTACAACTAGACTTAGAATGTTGGTACAAGAGTGTAATATAACTTTGTTTGCTGTTTCACACTTAAAACGACCTAGTGGTACAGGTCACGAAGATGGAGCAGCTACATCTTTATCACAGCTTAGGGGCAGCGGTGCAATAGGTCAACTAAGTGATATGGTGCTTGGTCTGGAACGAGATAGTCAGAATGATGACCCTGTTGAAAGACACACCACAAGAGTCAGAGTAGTTAAAAATAGATACTCAGGCTTGACAGGTAAGGCTTGTGCATTGTATTATAATCACAAGACAGGACGCATGGAAGAAGTGATTGATGAGGACTTAGAAGAGAACTAACAATATTTATTATGGAAGGCAGCTGCATATAGGTGCAGATTACTCAAAAATATTTAATGAGTGGTTAGTAAGAGTAGGTGAAAGACCTACCCCTTCCTTTCTTAACAAAGGAGAATTAATGAACTACATATCAGTATGTTCAGGAATCGAGGCAGCTACTGTAGCTTGGAATAAACTAGGGTGGAATCCCCTAGGTTTTTCTGAAATAGATAAGTTTCCGTCTGCTGTTCTGCAACACCATTACCCAAACGTGCCTAACTTAGGTGACATGACTAAATACAAGGAGTGGAATATAAATGAATCAGTTGACCTTATTATCGGAGGAACACCCTGTCAATCTTTCTCAGTCGCAGGACTTAGAGGAGGCTTGGAAGATTCTAGAGGAAACCTCACACTTACCTTTGTTCAAATTCTCAATCATTTTAAGCCAAAATGGTTTATCTGGGAAAACGTGCCAGGAGTATTTTCCTCAAATAACGGAAGAGACTTTCACTCGTTCACACAAGGTATTCAAGCAATCGGGTATGGCATTGGATGGAGAGTACTTGATGCTCAATACTTCGGACTCGCCCAAAGACGTAAAAGAGTCTTTGTTGTTGGAAATAATACAGGAAACCTCTCAAGTATCGCAGACGTATTATTTGAGCGAGAGAGCTTGTTTAGGAATCTTGAGGAGAGCAGACAAAAGAGGAAAAGTCCTACCAAAAAAACTGGAAAACGCTCTACTACAGACGACAAATGGCCTTCGAAAATAAGTAATACACTTGAGGCTAGATACTTTAAGGATGGGGGTATAGATAATCAACATATTAACGCTAATTGTCCTAAGTTTATTCCTGTTACTGTTTATGAGAATCATGGCACAGACTCTAGAGTCAAACCTTTAGGGGAAGTTAGCACAACTGTAACTGCTAGATGGGGTACAGGTGGTAACAATACGCCTTTAGTAAAAGAACCTATTTTAGGTGGTCAACATCCCAATGCTGCGATTGGAGAGGAAGTAGCTCCAACTTTAACTAATGCTATGGGTTCAGGTGGAGGACATATACCATTAGTAGCCCCTAAGTCTGTTATTAGAAAACTGACCCCTGTCGAGTGTGAAAGATTACAAGGTTTTCCTGATAACTATACTCAGATACCTTGGAGAGGAAAAGAAAATAAAGACTGCCCAAACGGACCTAGGTATAAAGCACTAGGCAATAGCATGGCTGTGCCTGTTATTCAATGGTTAGGCGAGAGAATAAAAGGTATTGATGCTAGGAGCAAGGTAAGATATGTAGGTAATGTTAATGCCGCAAGGCAAAAGTTTGTTACAACAAAGGAGAATTAAAAATGTCTTATGAAGATGAATACCATGATGAAGATATTAATGATGTTATCTATCACTTAGAGAATCAAGTGCATGATTTAAAACAATCATTAAAGTCAGCAGAAGTGGATGCTTCTTTTTTTGAGAAGAGTACACAACTGCTTTCCAAGGAAATTAAACAGTGGAAAATTACTGTTGCAAAATTACAACAAGCTAATGAAGCCTATGCTAAACTACTTGACATAGACGGAATTGTATGCAATAATGATTCTTCATTAGAAGAAAAGCTAGAGGAACTGCTAAACTATGAAAAAACTAATAAACCACAGCGTCACTGAAAATAACAATGGTGTTAAAACACATTATGTTCTTTTTGATGACGGCACAATTTACTCAAGGCTAGAAACAAATGAAAGATGGCAAGAAGAAAGATCAGTTGATGTTCCTGGATATAGAGACAACAATGGATCACTCAAGAATACATCTAGTAGTAACAAAAAATCAACAGGGAAAAGTTGAATGTCACAGAAACGTGGAAAGTCTAAACCAATCAATAAAGGGCAAAACATTAATAGCTCACAATGGCATAGGTTTCGATTTTCCAGTTTTAAACAAACTATGGAACACAAAGATAAGATTGAACCAAGTTTTGGACACATTAGTTCTATCAAGATTGATGAACCCACAGAGGAAACACAGTTTAGCTGCTTGGGGAGAAACACTAAAGTTTCCAAAGACTGATTTTAAAGAGTTTGACGAGTACTCAGAAGAGATGAAACAATACTGTATTAATGATGTAGAAGTATTAGAGAAAGTTTATCAAGAACTAGAAAAAGAAAGGACAGACTATGGATTTTCTCAAGAATGTATTAACCTCGAACATGAGGTTGCTTCAATCGTTTCAAGACAAGTCAGCAGAGGTTTTAGGATTGACTTACAGAAATGCAAGGAACTGGTGGAACGATTACGCGCAAGAATGGAAAACCTCGAAAAACAGCTTCAACAATCCTTTCGACCCATCATCACAGAAAGGTTCTCAGAAAAAACAGGGAAAAGATTAAAAGATGACATTGAAATATTCAATCCAGCATCAAGACAGCAGATTGCCAAAAGACTTACAGCACTTGGATGGAATCCCAAGAAGTTTACAGACAAAGGTGCAGTCATTGTTGATGAATCAGTTTTGGGATCAGTTGATATTCCAGAAGCAAAACTCATCTGCGAATACTTACTCCTTCAGAAAAGGTTGGCTCAATCTGAATCATGGATTAAGTATACAAATGACAGATCAAGGGTTTGTGGTAAGGTCATTACCAACGGAGCAGTCACAGGTAGAATGACACACCACAGCCCTAATCTAGCTCAAGTGCCTTCAGTATCAGCACCATATGGTGCAGAGTGTAGGGAACTATGGACTGTTGATCCTGGTCATAAGTTAGTTGGTATTGATGCTTCAGGGTTGGAACTGAGAATGTTGGCACATTATATGAATGATGATAACTACACTAAGGAGATTTTAGACGGAGATATACACAGTAAGAACCAGCAAGCTGCTGGACTTGACACTAGAGCCAAAGCTAAAACTTTTATATATGCTTTTCTCTATGGTGCTTCAGCTAGAAAGATAGGTACAATGGTGCAAAGTGACGGACAAGAAACCATAGATAAATTTATGGAGAATGTGCCGGCACTAGCAAAGTTAAAAAAACGTATTGAAAAGACTATGCAACAAACACCAACATTACCTAGTTTAGATGGTAGAAGATTACACGTTAGGTCGGCACACTCAGCATTAAATACACTGCTTCAAGGGGCTGGTGCAGTTGTTATGAAGAAAGCACTAATAATATTTAACAAGTATATAAAGACTTATCAGTTAGACGCACACTTTGTAGCAAACGTACATGATGAATGGCAAGTAGAAGCTAGTGTTGATGATGCAGAGCTAGTAGGACAGTTAGGAGTTAAAGCTATTGTAGAAGCAGGTAAAGCATTAAATCTTAATTGTCCTTTAGATGGTGAATATAAAGTAGGTAGTAATTGGAAAGAAACTCATTAAGGAGAAACTATGGAAGTAGCTAAACCAGTTAAGATCAAAGCCAACATTATGTGGTGTTTTCATAACAAGATTAATGCTATGGCAGAGAAATACACAGTTGACTTGTGCAACTTATCAGAACCAGCAGTAAAAGCTCTTGAGAAGGTAGGGCTATCAGTTAACAACAAAGCTGATAAGCCAGAAAAGGGTGATTTTATTGTTTGTAAAAGTAAAAGACCTATCAAGGTAATAGACTCAGAGGGTAATGATTTATCTGATATTGCTATAGGTAATGGTTCTGTTGCAGTTGCTATAGTAAGCTATTATGATTGGGAAGGTAAGTTTGGTAAGGGAAGATCGCCTAGTTTGCGTAGACTCGTTATAGACAAGCTAGTAGCCTATGAAGAGCCTAATGATGGTGAAGAAGATGATGGAGATGTTCTCTAATGATTGCTATAGTTGATGGTGATATCCTAGCCTATAAAATAGGGTTTGGTTGTGAAGATTATAAGCAAGAATACGCCATCAACAAATTAGCAGAATATTTAGAGGAGTTAGTGTTTATAAATGCCAACTGTGATGATGCAGTTGGCTACCTAACTGGTAGTAATAATTATAGAGACAAGATAGCTAAGACACAAAGCTACAAAGGACACAGAAAGTCAGGTAAGCCTAAACACTTACCTATACTTAGAGAATACATGGAAAAAGCATGGGGATTTGAAGTACAGGAGAACCAAGAAGCTGATGACGCCATAGGGATAAAAGCATATGAGATGAATGAACAAGATTATGTTATATGCACTATTGATAAAGATTTAGATAATATTAGAGGTTGGCACTATAACTTTCAAAGAAACGATCTTTATTATCTATCAGAGAAAGAAACAATAAAACATTTCTATAAACAATTATTAACAGGAGACAGAACAGATAACATTCCCGGATTAAAAGGTATTGGAGATAAAAGAGCAGAAAAGATACTTACAGACTTAGAAGATGAAAAAGATTTATATAACGCAGTATTAGAAGAATACAAATACAATAGAGAATACTTACTAGAACAAGGACAGTTATTGTGGATAAGAAAGAAAAAAGACCAAATGTGGACTCTACCAGAGTATATAGAATAGTTTGGCAAGATGCTGTAGCAGATTGTGGTTGGGAAGAGACAGCCACAGCAGAAACGCATAAATGTATTACAGTTGGTTATGTAGTAGATGAAAATAAAGAAGCTATTTGTATTGCTTCTACAATATCAATAGATCACTCTAATACTCGTATGCACATTCCTAAGAAATGGATAACTAAAAAAGAGGTTATATATTTTGAAAACCAGCAGCAGAAAGAACAAGGGAAGAATGTTACAACAGTGGGTGAGGGATCAGATAATATCGAAATTACATTTACAGACTGACGATGTTAGGTCAACATCTATGGGTTGTGGTGGCGAAGATGTGCTATTAAGTCCTACAGCAAGAGAGAAAGCTAATATATCTATTGAATGTAAGTCAAGACAAAAGGTAGCAGTATATGGTTTTTATGAGCAAGCAAGCACTAACTGTAGAGGAGCAGAACCAGTAGTGATAGTCAAACAAAACAGAAGCAAGCCTTTAGCTATTGTTGATGCTGAATATTATTTTAAACTTTTGGGAAAGGTTAACCATTGAAACATTTAATTATACCCGACACTCAAGTAAAACCAGGTGTTGATTTATCTTACTTGGAGTGGATTGGACAATATATAGTAGAGAAGAAGCCAGATGTTTTAATTCAGATTGGCGACTTTGCAGATATGCCATCACTATCAAGCTATGATGTTGGTAAAAAGTCGTTTGAAGGTAGAAGATATAAAGACGATATTAAAGCAGCAGTTAAAGGTATGAATATTTTATTAGCACCTTTGAGGGATTACAATGAAAAATGTAAAAAAGATAAGAAGAAACAATATAGACCCAGAATGGTTCTCACGCTTGGCAATCACGAAAACAGAATTGACAGAGCAACAGAGGGAGACCCTAAACTCTACGGCACTATTGGTATTGATGATCTCAGATACGCAGAAGCTGGTTGGGAGGTGTTTGATTTCCTTGATCCTGTTATTATTGATGGTGTGGTTTACTCTCATTACCTAGTTAGCGGTGTTATGGGTAGACCGATAGGATCAGCTTCATGTATGATTTCTAAGACTCACCAGAGTTGTGTTGTAGGACACCAACAAGGCAGACAAGTGGCATATGGCAGAAGGGCAGACGGATCAGCTATTACTTGTATCATTGCTGGTTCTTGTTATTTACACAATGAAGAATACATGGGTAATCAAGGTAATAATCATTGGAGAGGTTTAGTAGTATTACATGAAGTAAAAGATGGACAGTTTGATGAAATGTTTGTTAGCTTAGATTATTTAAGGAAAAAATATGCTTATAAAAGATGAAATAAAAAAGTGGGAAAAACAGAAAGACCCTTTATGGGAAGATATGGACAATGTTAATCACCCACCACACTATAACAGTGGGAACATAGAAACAATAGACTATATAGTAGATGTGTTAGGTAAGTATGAGGCTATATCATACTGTCAAGGTAACGTAATTAAGTACACAGGTTCTAGGTTGTTTAGTAAAGGTAAGCCTATTGAAGATGCTAAGAAAGCAAGATGGTATCTTGATAAGATGATAAAGTTGCTAGAAGAAACTAAAGGTATTAACTGGAGTTAATTATGGCATTGACAATTAGAGATATTTGTGATAAGCTCTATCAACTTGATGAGATAACATTATTAGAAGTATTAGATATAACATCAGAAGAAATAGTAGATAGATTTTTAGATAAAGTAGAAGATAAAGCAGACCAATTAGAAGAGGATTTAACTGAATGAACACATATAGTCAATTTATTGCAAAGAGTAGATACGCAAGGTACTTACCAGAGCAAAGTAGAAGAGAAGATTGGAAAGAATCAGTAGAACGTTATGTTGGTTTTATGGTAAAACATTTAGAAAGTGAACATGGTTATATGGTAGACCCTATAACACTTACTAGAGTACAAAGTGCTATAGAGAACTTTGAAGTAATGCCTAGCATGAGAGCTATAATGACTGCTGGTAAAGCACTTGATAGAGACAACACTGCCGGTTATAACTGCTCATATTTGCCTATAGATGATGTAAAAGCCTTTGATGAAGCTATGTATATACTCTTGTGTGGTACAGGTGTAGGGTTTAGTGTAGAGCAACAATATGTATCACAGCTACCAGAGATACCAGAGCAGTTGTTTGAGTCAGATACAACCATAGCAGTAGCAGATAGCAAAGAAGGTTGGGCTAAGGCATTAAGACAGCTAATAGCTTTGTTATATAGTGGCGAAGTTCCTAAGTATGATTTATCTAAAGTAAGACCAGCAGGTGCTAGATTAAAAACATTTGGTGGTAGGGCATCAGGATCAGCACCACTAGACCAGTTGTTTCAGTTTACTATATTTAAGTTTAAACAGTCAGTAGGTAAGAAACTATCTTCTATAGACTGTCACGACTTGTTGTGTAAGATTGGAGAAGTTGTTGTAGTTGGTGGTGTAAGAAGATCAGCTATGATATCTTTATCAGAACTAGAAGATGATAAGATGCGTCATTGTAAGTACGGAGCATGGTGGGAATATAATCCACAAAGAGCTTTAGCAAACAACTCTGCTGTTTATACTGAAAAACCCACTGTTAGCCAGTTTATGAAAGAATGGCATAGTCTGTATGAAAGCAAATCTGGTGAAAGAGGTATATTCAGTAGGGCAGCTTCTAAGAGACAGGTAGCTAAGAATGGTAGAAGAGATGATAACTTTGAGTTTGGTACAAACCCCTGTAGTGAGATAATTTTACGTCCATATCAGTTCTGTAACCTTACAGAGGTAGTAGTGAGGGCGGAAGATACTTTAGAAACGCTAAAGAACAAGGTGGAAATAGCAACTATACTTGGTACTTGGCAGTCTACATTAACTAAGTTTCCTTACTTGCGTAAAGTGTGGAAAAATAACACAGAAGAAGAAAGGTTGCTTGGAGTATCTTTAACAGGTATCTTAGATAATAAGATGATGGGAGAAGTCAGTGATACAACAAAAGAAAACTTACAGATTCTTAGAGAAACTTCAGTTAAAACTAATGCTGAGTTATCCACTCTTCTTGGAATACCTCAATCTACTGCTATTACTTGTGTTAAGCCCTCTGGTACTGTTTCTCAGCTTGTTGACTCTTCCAGTGGTATACATACTAGGCATAGCCCTTATTACATACGCAGGGTTCGTGGAGATAAAAAAGACCCTTTGTCAAAGTTTTTACAAGAAGTAGGAGTACATACTGAAGATTGTGTTATGAAACCAGACTCAACAGTAGTATTCTCGTTTCCTATAAAAGCTCCAGATGGTGCTAGAGTTAGGGAAGATTTAACAGTTACAGATAACCTGGAGATATGGTTAATGTATCAGAACTACTGGTGTGAACATAAGCCTAGTGTAACCATTAGTGTTAAAGAAGAGGAGTGGATGGAAGTAGGAGCATGGGTATGGAAGAACTTTGATGATATATCAGGCATATCATTCTTACCTTATGATGGTGGTAGCTACAGACAAGCACCATATGAGGAGTGTACTAAAGAGCAGTATGAAGAGCTAGTAAAATCTACACCATCTAAGATAGATTGGAATAGCTTGGTAGAGGTCGAAGATAATGTTAAAGGTGTACAAGAACTAGCTTGTTCTAGTGGAAGCTGTGAGGTGCAATAATGGAGATATCATACTCACCTATAAAAGGGTTTATGCTAGGCTTTGAATACGTTAGTACTCAAGATGACTACCTATATAGTGGTAGTTATCTTGTTATTGACTTTTTTATAATTAGAATATGTGTGGACTTTGATGACTAATATACTTGTATTTATACTAGGAGTTACTGTAAGCTATCTTGTGTTGTTTAACAATCAAAAGCAAGTACATGAGCTATGGCAGACTGCTTATCAAACAGGATATGATGATGGGCAAGCAGTAGGTAAAGCACAATTTAAACTTACTGATGAACAACTCAGATTAGAATGTGAATACTTACATTGGGAGACTTTAGATGGCAGAAAAAGATGATTCTGTGTTCTTAATGATTGTGGGCGGAATAGCTATTTCATTGGTGCTAATTTGTCCTATACTTGTATTTACAGCTTTGTTTAAGATACTAATACTAAATTAGTAGCTCCACACAGTAGGTCTAGGACGCTCTGTAGAGCTTTCTATGGAGTCCAAATGTAAGAACCTAGCACTGCCCTTCTGTGCTACTCCTATGCCTGTCATACCCACTTTAAACGCTAATTCAAGCACTTTATAAGCATCACCACGATCTACCATTACATCAGCAGCACAACCAGTGGTGTGTGCGCCTCCATTACTCTTGACAGCCTCTATAGGGTGCGTAACATCTCTATAACCAGAAGATATTATCATAGGTTTATTATAATACTCTCTTAACTGGTTTAGCTTATCAAGAAAGTCTTGATTCATCTTTGCTTCTCCAGTATGACTACAAACAAACTCATCTCTAGTAAAATACTTACCAAAATTTACCATACAATTCCTTTCTGGTGGAAACCATGAATGTGCAAAACCAAACATTACTTAACAAGAGTGTCTAGCTTATCATCTTTGTCTTTACTGCCTATAGAAGAGCCAAAATAATATGCAAGAACCATTGTCATAGCTGAATTTAACGCACCTAAGACGTATATCAAAATATCTTTAGCACCTGAGTTAACATCTACGTCAACAAAGATAACAACACAAAATAGTATAAATGATAGAGATACAGTTCCAAGTGCTAGTACAGGGGTGACTATTTTATTTAGAAAAGGTGCAGCAACTGACGTGGCTATCTCCATTTCACGTTTTCTAGCAGAATCTAAATCAGCAAACTCAGCTTCTATCTTGGCTAGTTCACCCTCTTGTTCTAACTTAGCTAGCTCTTGTAATGCTTTCTGTTTAGCTTTAGGATCAGGGATAACCCTATCTAATACCTTCTCTGCTACTGGTAATAAACCTGTCAATAGTTGCAACATTTATCTACTCCATTTACGTTTTATAAAGTTTCTTCATTAATTTACAGCCATCTATTGCTTCTTCTTCAGACCAGGTAAATCTTTCATATCCATTTTGACATTGATATATACACGAGTCTTCTTGAAACCAACTAAGCCTACAATAGTAAGCATCTTGTTGTAGAACTGTAGTTGCCATTAGTGTGCTAAACAGTATGCTAATCATCTACTAACCTCCATAATCATATCTACTAAAGAGTATATTAGGTAAGACAGTAATAGAACCATTATAGTTATTGCTGATCCCATCTTAGTATGATATAGAAACGCTTGTCTCCTACGCATCTGTTGATATACTTCACGTTCTCTTTTGGCTTTGATATCTCTTCTAATCTTTATAAACTGACGATAACCAGTGATGCCTAGAAATGAAAGCTCACCAACATAGAACATACTTTTCAAGTCCTTCTCCATATCTTCAATCTTCTTCTTAGAAGCCATTTCATCAAAAGCAGCTTCAGTAGCAGACTTGGAGTAAGTAATCTTTTTGAACATAGAAGGCTTTTTTTCTTCTTGGCTCATATGTTCTTTTACATCTTCAACAGCAGTAGCCCACTTGCCTAGTTGAGTATATATCTCTTCTACTTCTTTGCCTACTTTAACAGCGGTCTTGAGTCCATTAAATATTGCAGTAGCTGTGGCAAGTGCTGTTATTGGGTCTATCATTGTTCAGTCATCATTCCTCTATTTTCAAACATTTCTTGAGATGTTTCTGCACCAACAACAGAACTAACACCTACTGGTGTTTTTTGTATTGTTTCTCCTGTTTTTCTTACAAACGAGGGTCTTGCCATAAGTATTAAATCAAATAATTTTTGACCTGCTTCAGTATATAGTAATCTTCCCCCAACAAGACCAAAACCGCCTGCTGAAACTGCTCCTGTTCCCCCTGTTAGTCCTGCTGCTCCTAAACCACCAAATGTTGTAAATTTTCCTAATTGATATAATGCTTCTCTACCTCTATAAAACTCAGCATCATTTCCTAACATTTCTACAGCTTCTTTAGCTTCTTTAGCTCCGGGTCTAGTATCAAAAAGATAACCTTGTTTATTTCTTGATAAATCAGTATTTCTAATTGCTTTTCTATATGATTCTGGAGTAAGTAAACCTGCTGTATTTTTTATGTTTAAATCACCAGCACCTTGAATCATAGCTACTAATTTAGAATAGCCTTCATCAATAGCTCTTAAACTTTCTACAGCATTTTTTTGTGTTTTGTCTAATGTTTTATAAACTACGTTTTTATTTTGCTCATAAAAATTATCTTTTAGTGTATCTTTTATTACTAAATATGCGTTTGCTAAACTTGTATTTTTTTCTAAATTAGCTGATATTTTTTCTCTTAATATTTTATCTATTTCTTTATATTGCTTACCTGTTAATTCATTTATTTTTTTAGGTAATATAATTTCTATACCTTTTTGACTTATTTTTTGAGAATCAGAAGAAAGAAATGTACGTTGCGATATTTCTTTATCTATAAATTTTTGCACTTCTTTTATATCATCTAAACTATTAAGCCCTTGTTTATTTAATTTATCTAAGAGTTGTTGACCTGTTTTTTGATTAAAATTAAACTTTAATCCAGAAGTGTTGTATATATTATTGTAGCTATCGTTTAAGTATTTTTTTAAATATTGTATTCCTTTAACACCTGCTTGTTCTGTAATATCTTTTTGTTTATTAAAATTAACTACTGCTTTACTATCTATTTTTGCTAAAGTATTTGATATAATACCTTTATTAAATTTTAATACTTGATCTGCTCTTCTTTTATCAATAGAACCTCCTACAAAAGGTATAAACCTTGCAAAATCTTCCATAGATTTAAACATACCACCTAATTTTTGACCTGTTGTTCCTGTTACTCCTAACTTTCTCATTTCTTGCATAGCTTTTGTTCCTGGAGCTAATACTTTACCAGCAGCCCCTATAACTTTTTCACTAACAACACCACCAACAGCACCTATACCTGCTTGTTTAGCTTTTTCTTTAACAAAATTATCTGTATCTGTTACAGGTGTTAAAGAACCTACAGCACCTCCTGATATAAGTGTTTGACCTGTTTTACCCAATGCTTTAGCACCTTGTGCTGCTCTTAAACCAACAGCAATATTAGCAGGATTAAGTATGTTTCCTAACAACCTATTAGTATCAAAACCTTCTTCGCCACGTTCTTTTTGATATTGTTCTTCTTCTGTTTTAACTAAAGCATCTACTCTTTCTGCTTCACTTCTAAAAAAATTACTAAGCTCGTTAGGTTTTAAACCACCAGCAGACGTAAGAAAAGATAATACTCTAGGTAATAACTGTGCCCCAGCATCTATAGGGTCTTTTATTCCCTTTAAAAATCCAGAATCAATAGCAGAGTCTGTTTGTGGCTCTGTAACAGGTGTTGATTGAGACTCTTCAACTGGTTTTTGCACAGACTCTGTTTCTTTTTTAAGAGCTTTTCTTCTAGCTAATTCTTCTTTAAGGGCTTCTCTCCTAGCTAATTCTTCCCTTAACATTTCTTCTCTGGTAGCCATATTATTGTTTTCCTAACTCTTGTTTAATTTCCTCTTCAGTCATTTCTGAAATAGGTTTTAAAGAAGGTTTACTATTAATTGATGCTTGAGGATTAATTCCTTTTACACCCAATGTCATTAAGTTTTGTATTGTAAATTCATTAATTTGTTTTTGCGTATATCCGTTTTGTAATAATTTTAAATTTTCTTGTTCGTTTTGTAAAAGCCTATTATAACTATTTTTTACCTCTTGCAATACTTGTAAAAAATCTTCTGAATTTAAAGAAGTGTCTAGTTTAGCTTCAACTGATTGTAAAAACATTAATTCTCTTTCAGTAACTTGTCCTAAAGCACCACCAGTAGGAGAGTCTTTTCTCATTTTTGTTATTTCATCAAAACCTAAACGAGCTTTAATAGAATCTATTATGTTTTCTAATTTTCTAGGACTTCCCTCAAAACCTAATACTTTTACTGATGGTATATCTTTTAAAATATAAGAAGCAGCTCCTGTTGTTCCCACTATGTGTTGAGCAGTTTTCTTTACAAGTTCTTCTGCTTGTTCTATTTTATTAATTGATGATTTAGTTTTAAATATTGAATTTTTAAAAAAACTTACTTTAGCTGCTCTTGCTGCTAGGTCTTTACTCCTTTTTTCTTCTATTTTTAATTGCATTTCATTTGTTTTTGCTGCGTTTTTATCGTTAGCAATATTTTTTGTTATTGTTGCTGCTGCAAACTGATCTATCTCACTTACATAAAGAGGAAAAGGATTATCTTTATCGTAATACGGAGAGCCATCAGGTTTTTTTAAGGCTTTAGCATACATACTTTGAGTAGCTGTAAGTTTTATTCCTTTTTCTATTGGCGGAGAACCAGCAGCTAAGTTTTTTGTAATCTTAGACTTAGTTAATCTAGTATCTAAGTTTTCTTTTCTTTGTTTAGCTGCTAATGTGCTTTGTAATGCGTCTGCTCTTTGAGTTAATTGAATACTAAACATTCTTAAGTCAGGATTAATAGTTACAGCATGATTAGCTAGTTTTTTTAAAGCCTGTGGAGTATTCATATCTATATTAGGATTACTTGCTTGAAAAGTTAATATAGCTTCTCTTATGTCTTTTTCCTGTTCTACTGTTTTTTGTACTGTTGCTTCTTGTGGTGTTTGTTGACCAAATAATCTACGCACACTTCCTTGCAAACTTTGACCTGCTTGTCTGTAACTTTCAGTAATATTACCCATAGGAGTAGAACCCCTAAATTTTTTTATAGGCATTTGCCCACCAAACTCAGGAGTAGTAGGTAAAGATAAACCAAACATACTTTCAGTTATAGATTGTTGTTTTTGAGCCATTTCATGTTCCTTATGATTTCATAATATTATAAGTATTACCTTGTTCTGTAGGCAATCCAAACAAACCTTTAGTGCCTGACGCTACTCCTCTAATCCTATCTATTTCTGCTTGTAAAGCAAGTAAATCATATTCTCTTCTAGCTTGTAAACCTTCTAGCTCTGGTGTTTGTCTTAAATTGCTTAGACTTTGTAAAGTACTAAAGTCTTTTGCTCTTTCATCAATATCTTGAGCAGTTGATAATAACCCAGTAGCAAGTTGTCGCTGACTTGCAGCTTGTCCTAATCCCATTTGTTGTGCTGCCAGTGCTTCATATGATTTAGCTTGTTCTTGTGCTGCAAACAAAGACTCAGCTAATGGGTTTATTCTGCGTTGTCCACCAACAGTAGGAGTAGTTATACCTAGACCCATAGTACCTTGTTGTTGTAGCCTATTAAACAACTTTTCTTGATCTCTTTGTCTTTGTGGGTCTGTTAATGCCCTAGTAGCTGCTAGTGACTTTGCTGTAGCTTCTTCTCTAGTAGTAGGTAAGTCTTTAAACATACTTTCAGCAGTGCCAAGTGCAGATGTTTGTATTGGCTCATATGCAATATCTCTAACAGACGTGGCTTCTCCTGTTTCTGGATCAATATTAGTAACACCTAAACCAGTTCTGACTGTAAATGGTTTAAATACTTTATCATAATCTGCTTGTATATCTTCACCAGCTTTTTCAGCTTTATCTTGTAGTAATTCTAAAGCTCTATAGTCTATGCCTACATTAGCTACATTTTCTAACAAACCTCCTATATCATCTCCAAATACTTCTTTTAAGTCAATAAACTTACCAGCTTCTTCAATAACTTTTTCTGTTGCTGTTGTTACACCTGCTCCAGCAGCTATATCTTTAAGAACATCTGCAACAGCTACTTCCGCTCCTTTTGCATTAGTTATAGTTCCTAAAAGATCGTCTACATTTCCAGTTATGTTAGGTAGTCCTGCATTTTCTAAATTACCAGTTAATAACGGCAAGTTATCAATTCCTTGTGTTCCAGATAATAAATCATCAAACGTTACATCTCCGCTTAATATACTATCATCAGGTATTCTAGTTAAACCTCCTGTAATTGGATCAGTTACAACTTCTGATCCAAAAAAAGATGATGAAGGGTCTGCTAATGATGGTTTAACTGTAGAAATTTCGCCTGTACTAGGATCAATTCTTTCTAATAAACTACCTGAATCAGTAGTAGGAATATTTAAGCTATCTACATAATCAATAGTGTTTTCACCAAGAACATTGTTATCTACTAAAAAATCTCCAAACTCTCCTGATCTAATATAGTCAACACCATAAGTAGTACCAGCAGCTACTAAAGCACCTATAAATGCTTTTTCAGCATCTCCTGTTAAAGCATAAGTAGTAGTTCCTGCTAATGCTGCGTTACCTATAGCAAATGCTGCTATAGAGTCAGCAGCTAAACCAGATACAGTAGAACCAAATGTAGAAGCATAAGATGTGCCACCGCTTCCCATAGGCAGACCATTATTAGGCATACCAAGAGCTAAAGCAGCTCCTGTTATAGCAAGAGAAACAAATTTTTTATCAGAAGTATCTTTAAACTGTGGAAAAAATAAAGCAGTATCGTCATCAAAAAACTTAGCTTGTAAGTACGCACCGCCTTCTATATCACTATATAACTCACCAAAGGTAGCACCATTACCATAGTCTCTGTATAGCTCACCTTTAGTATTAAACATATTAAGACGCTCACCTGTTTTTTTATTGTATAATACAGGTGCTTCATCTGGTAAAGTAGCTACATACTTTGTTACTTGTGATCCATATAAACCATCATTAGATACCATTGGTTTAACGTATTCGTTTTCAACAGTAATTGGTTCTGGTTCTGTTATTCCAGCAATATTAGAAACACTTGATGGAGTGTATTGATAAGTTACTTCTCCTGTTTCTGGATTAGTTATTTGTTGTACTTCTTTAACATTATCTCTTACTTTTTCAGTTCTTCGTCCTATATCTAATAAACTATCAACACCGGCTATAGCAATAGCTTCTGCTTGTCTACTAAATATACTATCTAAATCTTCTGGATTAGGATAAGAATAACCTGATAACTGAACTGTTTCATACTGTTTTCTTAACTCTTGTTTAATATTAGCTTTTCTTTTATCTAAATCAACAGAAGTTTGTTCTGCAAAACCAGTACTAGTATCTATAAAACCAGAATTTATATCGTTTTGAGTACCAGTAAACATTCCTGATGTATCTTCTGCAACTTGTACTGGCTCTTCTGCAACTTGTACCGGCTCTGGTTGTACTTGAGTAGTTTTTTCTTGCATACTTATTGCTTGATTTATAATATTTTGCTGTCCTGTAGGATTATTAACAAACTGACCAGATTCTGTTAAAGTAGGCTCTCTACCATACACTAATCTAAATGCTTCAAAAAAGTTCATTAGTATGTACCTCCTTCAACTGTTCCGCCTGATATTGTTCCAGATAGCACAATATTAGTAACAGTAGCTGTGCCTGTTATAGCAGGACTAGCTAAATCTGCTTTAGTAGCTATTGATGTTACAATATTATCAAACTCTGCACCTATTTCAGCACCTTTAATAACTTTATTAGCATCACCACTATTAAGGCTGTCCTTTGCAGCAAAGTTAGTCGTTTTTGTATAATTACTCATTATATAGTCCTTCCTAGAACCGAATAAATATCTAATTTTTGTAAAGATAAAGCATTACCATTAATACTAGCATTAACACCTATTTGTAGTACGTTACCGCTTCCTGTTAGCTGTGCTGTAATTTTATCAATAAATATTGATGCAGAATATTCAGCTATATTATATTCTGCTACTCCAAATTCTGATATAGATGCTGCTTTAGTAGTAGCATCTATTGAGTCGTAGTTAGTATTATAATCAAAAGCATACTTTATACTTAAAGATGTACTAGAAGCTCCTACAACTGTTACATTAATTTTTTTTAATATTTTTGTTAGAGACTGATTACCAAAATCAAGATAAGGAGATAGATAAGAAAATACATAAGGACTACCATCATCAGTAAAGTTTTTATACTGCGCTATTCCATTAGTTTTACCTAATAATAATCTATTATCTTTAGTAGCTAATAAAGATGAAGGGTCTATTGAATCCCATCTAGTTACTCTATAAGACTGATCTGGCAACAAAGCTCTTACATCAAAACAAAATGTAAAACCACTATTAGGCATAGTTAATAAATAAAATGCTTCTTTTTGATAATATACGCTTCTAATTTTACTTTTATTTTCTACTGCTAATAATGATAAAAAATTATCTCTTACATTTTTAGTTAAATCTCTTAATGGTGCTGATTTTTCTTGTATAGTTCTTCCTAAACTTCTTACACCACTACTAGATAAAAATATTAAATCTGTACCAATATTTTGTATAGAATCTCTAGCAACACAGCCTATTCCTATTATTGTATCAGCTAAAGCTATATTACTCATATCATCTGCATTGTTATATATAACTATATTTCTTTCACAAAATATAACTAATGCACTATTATGTTCAGCAAGGGCTACTATTTTATCACCGCCTGCTATTACTTTTTCTAAATTAAGTTGTCCTGATCCGCTACCTGATAAATCTGAACCATCTAATAAAACACTAAAATATATTGTTAAAGGATCATTAACAATATCAGCAAAAAACATTCTACCAAAAGCTGATAATGATACATTAGGTTTAAACGTATCTACAGTATATCCACTAGGAACACTGCCTACATCACCAAGTCTTTGAAAACCAAACACTCCAGAATGTGTATGTGCAGACCCCATTTTATGATATACAAGTGTAGAATGTCCTTTTTGTGTTACATATCCATGAGGACTTAAATTAACACCGCTTTGGTGCTGTGCTTGTTCAAACTGCCAATCATTATCTGAAATAGTGTATGATATTGTAGCATCTGCTGTTGCATTATAAACAGATTGTTGTGTCATTGTTGTTTCACCAACAAACAATTTATTATTACCAGCACTTATAATACTAAAAGAATTAGTAGCACTAGTCATATCAAACTCAAACATCATTTCTGGTAATGATGATGTACCACCAGCAGTAGTGTTATATTCCCAACCTTTCCTAGATGCCATTCTACCAGACTTGTCAATTACAGCATTGTCTCCTTCTAATGAAAAAGACTGATCTAGTGTAACACCAGAGTCTTGTGTGTTATTACCAAAGAATCCTGGTGATGTTAATGAAACAGCTTGTATAGGTTTGTTAGGCATTATGAAGGATACCACACAGTTTCTTCATCAGGTCTCCTTGCTGCTTCAATAGCAATAGCATCTGCTAGTGCTTTATTAGCAACACCATACTGACTTGATACACTAATACCTCCATCTTCACCACGTTCTTCTATTGCTTTAGCCCATGCTAAAGACGTAATTACATTCTTTTGTAATGCTGTAGTATCAGTATCTTCTGATAATTCATCTTCTGTAATTACTAAATCAAAACGAATAATATAATCAGAATCTGGTATAGGTAATAAATCTATTTGACCATCTCTACCAGAAGAAACACCATTATGGTTATAGTATACAGGTGCGCCTTGTTGAGGTGACTGTGTTAATAACAGTTGCTGAATAAAATATTTAGTTGGTCTATATTGTAAAAATATATCATCAGTATCATTATGAGCAGCAATAACTCTAAACTTATTACCAGCGTTAGCTAAATTATAATTAAACGTGCCTTGTTGTGTTGTAAATGATATTGTGTTTCTTAAAGTATCCCAGTTCCATGAATCCTCTACTTCTCTTTTAGCATCATTAACTAATTTGCCTATTAAAGCTGAGTAAGTATTTTGAGATACAGAAGCTACCTGTGCTTCTCTTAGACGCACTAGAACATCATTTACTAAATCTAAATATGTAGTTGTGAGTGACATTTAACAATCCCATTTTCGTAGTGCTAGTGCTTTTCTGGTTGGTCTGCCTTTACTGTCTTTCATTGGTCCTTTGACACCTCCCATTCTAGCACAGAATGATTTACGCCTAGCAGCTTTTTTAGGAGACTTACTAGCTGCTTTTGCTGATACAGGTGGTTTTAAATTAGAACCTGTAGTACGTTTAAAAAAATCTCTGCCTTTTTGATTTAATCCGCCTTTAGGATTTTGATACTTTTTTGTTACCACTTTTAACCTTTGTTTTTGCTGTTTTAGATAACTCATTAAAATGATAAAGCCTTTTGCTATTTTTTGTATGAGTTTTTCCTGAATGTAAAACACCATCAGACATTTTGTGCATACTGCCTTTATGTTCTTTACCATCTTTAAAATAATGTGGCATATTCTTAACCATTTATCTGCCCCTTGATATACGTTTAGGCATCATCATTTTCTTCATTGGTTTATTCTTAGGCTTTGTTTTCTTCATTTCTTTTTTAGGTGGTCTGCCCATTTTTGATCCGTATGTTCCTTTTCCCATTGGCATATTATTTCTCCTTAGTTTTGTTAATAATATTTTGAACAGTTTTAGTTTCGTATATTCTAATTGCAGACCATATTAAAGTAGCTAAAGCTGCTAATGGTGGCAATACTTCAGCTAAAGAACCTATAACAGTTATTATAGAAGCTATATCAAATAATGGTTTTATTTCTTCGTGCATAGTTTATATTCTTTATAAGTTGTTTTAAAGCCTTTGTTATTTTGTTAGAAGTTTGTGTGTTCATTTTCAATAGTCAAACAAGACCCAACCCTTTGTATTGTCAGATTGATATAAAGACTCATCCCATTTATATGCTTTGTTATCTGAAATTTGTTGTTCTGTTAAAGTAGGTTGTGGTATGGGTGCTTCCCATTCTTTATCAGAATTAATTGTCCAACTTGCAAAGGGTTGTGGTTGCATAAACGCATCAATATCTTCATAGTATTTATAATTTGGCCCTGGGTATCTTTTTCTAATATTGTTGTTATAACTTGCTTGTTTCCAGTTACTGTGACCATATAAACTTGTTAAAAAAGCAACTCCTAGTGCTTCAACTTCATTACCACTTTCATCTGTAATTTTTTTATTATTTAAAACATGAACTTTTAAAACAATATTGTTTTCATCTAACTTTGCAAAATGTGCCATAAAGATTTACTCCAAAAATTCAATAATAACTATTCCTGAGCCTCCAGCACCAGAATCGGCAGGGCCATGTTTAGAACCACCACCCCCAGAGCCTGTATTAGCAGTTCCAGCTACTCCAGGATTAGACCCTCCAGCACCTCCACCACCAGAGCCACCTGATCCAGTTGAAACATCACCAGAACCTCCACCACCTCCAGCACGAGTTACGGCAGAAACACTTGTAATTGATCCTCTTGCATCTGATCCAGCACCTCCATTAGCACCAGAGTTGCTTGAAGCCGCTTGCCCAACTGCTCCAGCACCTCCTCCACCTCCACCTAATGTATTTCCAGAAGCAGCAGAATCACCTCCGTCATTGCCTTGTGAGGGTGAAGTTGAAGGTGTGTTTCCACTACCTCTAGCAGCATTACTGCCTCCACCGCCTGATCCACCACTTCGACCAGCTTGTCCATTATAAGAACCTCCACCGCCTCCGCCAGCGGATGAAACTAAACTAACAATTTCTGAGGAAGCGCCATCTTTTCCTAAAGTTGAAGCACCACCACCGCCAGATGAGGTAGATGCAGCACCTCCAGCACCTATAGTAATAGTGTAAGTTTGCCCTGGATTAACAGAAACAGTCCCAGTTCTATATCCGCCTGCTCCACCGCCGCCTCCACGACCACCGCCACCAGAGCCACCACCCCCAATTACCAAATAATGAATTTGAGTGGTTAGTGCTGGAGCAGTCCATGTGTCATCACCGGTAAACGTTTCGGAAGATAAAGTTGTTGGGCCACTTGCTACAACATTGTTGGTCATTAGGAGTTGATGTATTCCTGTCATAATTTAACTCACATTTCCTGTAACAAAACAACCAGCAGCAGAAGTAAAGATTAAACTAGCTACTCCATTATCTGCTATAGTTGCTACTGCTGTAGGACTAGCACTTCCAGCTATAATCATGCCTCCTATAGCTGCACTAATTTGTGCTGAAGCGCCTCTAGCAATGATAGATAGTATATCTCCACTATCAAAAGTACTAGGGGGTATAGTCATTGTTACGCCTGCTGAAATTGCTAAAACAAAATTACCTAAATCAGTAGTTGCTAAATTAGCACTATTATTTACTGTTCTAGATTGGGGAACATCTCTTAAACTACCATCAGCATCAGACGCTCCACCAGTAACTAATAAAGTACCACCAACAGATGTATTACTAAGGACATCTAGTGTTCCTGTAGTATTTGCTGTAGCAAAAGTAAAAGTTTCTTCTACTAATAAAGTACCACCAACTGAAGCATTACCTACTACATCTAAAGTAGCAGGATTAACTCCTACTTCTACAATAACATTACTGCTATTTTTAGTGTATAGTCTTTTATCAGCAGTATTAATAGCTAGTTCAGCACCACCAGTAGAATTTGTTAAATCAGCAGTTGCTGGTATTCCAGAACTGTCTTTCTTTTTTGTTAATATAGTAGCCATTAATATGTACCCCCTTCAATGGTGCTGGCTGTTGTTAAGACGTTTATACCGCCATCTTGTAATACTCCTGTAAAGTTTGCTGTTGCTGCATCTAGTTTTGCTGTATCTGCGTCATATGCCTGTACTGATACTCCTAAATCAGATGCTTTTAATACATTACTAGCACTTTGTTGTAATAAAACTGTAAAGTTTGCAGTAGTATCCAACTTGGCTGTATCAGCATCGTGTGCTTGCACAGTTGAACCGATATCTGTATCGACCACCACATTACTACCGCCATTTTGCAATACTCCTGTAAAGTTTGCTGTTGCCGCGTCGAAACTAACACCAGCAGCGCCAGCTGCAGTTGCAAACGTAACATCAGTAGCATCTGCATTAACTGTTAATACAAAATTAGCTCCTGCATATGATGGTAATAAAACAGACCTAGCAGAAGCAACAGTAGTAGCACTTGTGCCACCTTCGCTAACAGCTAAAGGCAGTTGCTCAAATGTAGCAGTATCAGCACCTCCTGTGCCTCTAAAAAAAGCCATGATAACCCTTATAAAGTAAAACCCACACTAGGTGGGCTATATTAAAAGTTAGGTCTACCTATAAAACAACTATAAGTAGCTGTTGCTAAATCAATAGCACCGCCTGTGTTATTTTCTATCATAAACTCTAATGTATTTGCTCCAGTAATACTAGCAACTAAATTAGTATCTAATGCAGAGCTACTTGTAGCAACTCCTAATACCATATCACCTAAGTTTACTCCAGAAACTGTAACAGCCGTAACTTCTTCGTTTCCGTCACCAACACTTCCAAAATTAAAACTATCTGATACAGCCCATGTGTCTGTAAAAGCATTTTGAAACTGCCTATGCTGTCCTCTTTGTACTTTTGTAGCCATTGTTTTTCCTTAAGATAAAAAGTAGGGTTGACTAATTAAAGCCAACCCTTATAGTTAATTAAGCAGGTACAATTAACGCAACAGCAGAGCTATCACGCAACTCACCAACACCATAAAGGGTATCAGCAGTTAGTAAAGTACCTAAGTACTCTTGCTTATATTGTGTTTGCACTCTTAAAGATAATTGCTCAATCAATACAGCCCACTCAGGGTGGAAAAGTAACGAAGCCCTTGCACCACCAGAACCAGAAGTAGTAGCAGCATTAGTAGAAACATATACTTTAACTCCATATATGTCACCAATCTGACCATTTCTAATTGTGTTAGCATTTCCAGACTCACCTGTAAAGGCTTGTTCTGTAAATCTTGAAAGACCCATCATTGTATTACGAGCTACAGGTGGGATAACAAAGCTACGATTTTCCATTGGAACATCAGCATCATCAAGACGCTGAATAGCTCTTCTAAAACCTGCATCTGTAATAGCTGACTCGTTATTTGAACCAGCTACATAAAGTGTAGAACCATCTCCACCAATATAGCCTTTAGTGTAAGCTGTGTTAGCAGCACCACCTTGTGCAGAAGCACCTAAAGCTAAAACATCTGTGTCGATTCTTGTAGCTAACGAATAACCAGCATCATCAGTATAGAAACGTCTTAATGAGTTTAATGCTTGTACTTCAGCAAAATCATCAATCAATCTACTATATTCATAATGAGAACCAATGGTAACAGTAATTTCTGAACCAGATTCTTGAATAAGAGTTACTTCAGTTTCAGCAGCTTTAGTACTGGCTGCTCCTCTAGCTGGTGAAGGAAAGTGAACTACATCACCTTTCTTACCCTTCATATTCATTTTTTTAACTAAATTAGCAGCAACAAGATTTTTCTTATATGCTGCGACTATTTCATCAGACCAAACCTCAGGTATAAAACCTGCTGTATTTACTTCTGATTGAATAACGTGATTAGTACCTAGACCCATGATAAATATCCTTTATAAAATGTAATTTATCTGACCCTTCCTTCTTTATAAGCTAATTCTATTTCAGACCACATAGAATCATACTTGTCAGGATCAGTTTGATTCAGTCGAATAAGATCAGAACGCCTAAAAATCTTTTTAGATGGTGCTTCATTACTTCCACTAGGTACAGTTGTAGTAGCAGTTTTAACGCTTTGAGATCGAGATTGTTTCTCCATCTCTGCTGTTTTCTTACCAGTTTCTCTTCTATCTTTGTATAAAGATATTAACTCGTCAGCAGCGTCATAATCATATCTACGATCAGCACGAACAAATAACTCTGATCTAACTTTAGAATTATTTACCCAATCTTGAAATCCTTGCTCTTTAACAACATCAGCAAAATCAGAGTGTTTCTCTTTTAATGCTGATAATGCTTTAGCTCTTTGCATTTCTAAACTAGCTTGTTCTGCTTGTTTAATCTTAGGGTGATTTTGTATTGCTTTATCTACAGCCTTTTTAGGGTCAGTAAAAAAATCATCTTCATTATTTTCTTGTTCTGTTTGCTTTGTCTGTTCAGCTTGGTTATGGATATAAGAATCAGCAACTCTTCGTAGTTCTCCTAACTCTGAACCCTGCCTACCTATTAGCTTTTCAGCCGCCTGGTGCATACCAACAATTTCTGATAAAGATTTTCCCTTATACTTCTCTGGTATCTCTTCTTCAACTTTTGGTTGTTCTTGGACAACTTCTTCTTCTTCTGTTTTAGTTTCTTCTTCCTTAACTTCTTCTACAAATTCAGCCATTATATCTCCTGTGTCATATAGACATTTTAGGAAAGACACTTACATAACAGGGGGTCTCCTTATCCCTTAAATACTTATCATACTTCGACTTCACTACGATAAGCATCTCCAATACCCATTTTTCTTTCATACTTCATGTGACTCTCTCTTTTTTTTATCCAAGCATCAGATGCTGTAGGAAAGTCACCAGAGCAACCATCTAAATCTATTCTTGGAATACTAATTATGCGTTTAGCGTTAGCATTACAATGTGGACAAGATGCTGCAAATTGTTCATCATCTATGTATCTATCAAACAGATGATTATTAGTACAAATAAATTCAAATATTCTTTTAGCCATACTTAAGTATTAGTATATTCTTCTTCGTTATTAATATCTTCATACACCTTTTCTGACATTGTTTTTAAACTTAAAATATATTTAAGCATATCTACTTGACCTTTTTGAAAGTAAAAGTCATCAACACCTTTACAGTTATTAATGTCTTTATACTCGTTATACATCTTTGTTAAGTCTTCTTCAAGGTCTTTCCAACCCTGACTTAACATCATATCAAAACGATCATCATAATACTTTTGTAATTTTTTATCCATAATGGAAAGTATTATAACACACTTTTACTGTTTTGTCAAGTGTTTCTTGAAGATTGTAGCTGTAATTCTGCTATTCTTGCTTTTGTATCTATATCTTTTTCTTTTAAAGCAACATTAGCTAGTTTTATACGCTTTTCAAACTCTTTTGTAGGATCATCAGCCTCTCCTAAGTACTTAGAAGCACTAGCAGCTACTTTTGCTTGCATTTCTGTAGGTTTTAGCTGTGTTTCTACTGCTTCAGACTGTGTTTTAGCCTGTTTTAGCTGTATATCTGCCTGTAAATCAGCTAATTCTAGCTGTGTTTTTTGCATTTCCATTTGCATAGTTGCTTGTTCAGCTTGTGCTTGCTGTGGATCAGGTTGCATCATCTGTTGTAACTGTGCTATAAGTGTTTCTCTGTTACTTAAACCAGAGTTTTCTATAACTGCTGACAGTATCAAAGGAACTATAGGTGATTCTGCTCCTAATGTTTTTAATAAATTAAGAAATTGCATTTGTTCATGTTCTCTTGCTATTATACCTAAGTTACTAGAAGGTATAAATACAAAGTCTTGTGCAGGATATCTTTCAGGATCAAACTGCATAAACCTGTGAGCAGCTTTAGTAACAAAAGGAATTAAAAATTGTTCTTGAAAATTTACTAAAGTTCTTTTGTTCTTTTTAATAATTGATGATAAAGCTACTGACATTCCTTGTCCTTCACCTGTAGTCATAGCAGGTAAAGAAGCACTGTCTACTGTACTGGTAGCCATTAGCAACATATTCATAAAGCTACTAGCAGTATTTATGTTAGATGGATCAGTATTACCAAACTTAAATGGTTGTAGTATTTCTGCTGGATTACCATTAGTAAGTATTGTTTTACCAGCTTTAACTTCAAACTTAGCTCCTCTAGGTAGTCTAGTAGCATCTATAGCCATCATAGGCACAGTAGATAAAGCCACACTATCTAAGTGCGCTCTTATTTGTGCATCAATAGCTTTTTGCATATTAAAACCTTTTTCAGCTATACCACGACCCCAGAACCTGTTAGGTATAGTATCGCTTTGAAAAGCTACTATAGGTCTGTCATTCATCATATATGGAGATTCTTCTGCTTTTAATAAATGACCATCATTAGCTATAACAACTATTGCTTCTACTAAGTCTGTGTAGTCTGCTGCTTCTGAACCATACTCATCTGACTTCTTGTTAAATAACTCCTGGTACTTATCTTCATTATCTTGATTATCTAACATATACTTTGGTATGAGTCCATAGTATCTTAATAACTTTACTCTATTACCTCCATAGTCTGATACTTCCTGAGATACTTCTAAATCAGAATCAACAGAAGTAGAAGATAAATCTGTAACAGTATTATATACACCATTTTCCATAGCTTGTGTTACAGAGTGTAGTGATACAAACTCTTCTATAGCACAGCCAAGAGCTTCTTGAACATTAGAAGCTGTAGGATCAATTAAGAAGTTGTATGGTGTAATTGGTTTTAAGCCAACACAGAATCTTTCTTGTTCTATTACACCAACAGCAGTATTACCAGATTCTATGATAGGCTGCATAGCTGGTTTTAGTTCTTTCTTTTCATATACAGTTATTTCACCAATACCTGTACCATACAAAGCAGATAACAATATTATATCTGATATAGATTTTCTAATATATCCCTTTTTAAAATCTTCTGTCATTTGGTTTCTGATAGCTTCTATATCAAGTTTTTGATTGTCCATTCTATCATCAGAGATATCAAAGAACTTCTCACCTCTGCCAAACACAGCTTCTTCTATTTCTGCTGTATGAGCCTCTATAGCCTGTTGTAGAGCAGGAGTAATGATACGAGACCTCTCAGAGTCTCTGGTGCGATCAGAAGAGTCATATATGCCTCTCCAGAGCCTTTCATACTCTTTCCATGTGTCAAGATAGTTAGTATCTCTGTTTACTCTCCATTGGTCACATTGACCTAGTACCCATGATACTAAAGGGTTTACTGAAAAACTTTCATTATACATATTGCTATTCCTCTTCTAAACTAGAACGCATTAAAGGATTATTTAATAATTCTTCTACTTCTTGTGTTTGTAACTTGTTTTTTATTAATTGTTTTGCTTCATTTAGTATTTGTATTTGTTGCGGTGTGTATAAACCTTCATTTATTAAATCTTCAGAAGAAACATTACCAAACTGATTAAATGTATAACCTCTAAATAACTCAGGTATGCCTGTTCGTTTAGACCACACCTCAAATGGTCTTTTTTCACCAAATTCTTTATGTTTTTGATATCGTTTTTCTATTTGACCAGGTTGAAGAGACTGTTTAAATTTATCATATACTGCTTTAAAATCAGGGTCTGTTTCTACTAAAGTATGAGAAACAATATCTCCTACAATATCTATTGGTCTAGTGTTTTCTTTATATACCTCAATACCAGACTCATCTAATGGTATTTCTTTAGGTCTAGGAGACTCTTTACTACCAGGCTCTCCTGCTACCCATTGTTCTAAAAAATAATCTTTTTCTTTTCCAATATTAAATATAATATTTTTAGGGTCTAAGTATTTATCTAAATTTGGATATTCTGAGTATGTTTGTTGTATTAAATTTTCCATAATTTTTTTAGTATCCTGCTACTATATCTAGTGGTTCAAACTCTTCTTCTTCATAGTGTTGCATATATTCTGGTATCTGTATTTGATCTATATAAGACAAAGCATCTACTAAGTCATCATGTACTTGTGGGTTAGGAAACTGTAGCAACTGGTCTAAAAACTCCATATTCCAACTACCTTTATTAAGATAGAGTCTGCCATGTTCTAACCTACCCTGTAAAGCCCATGTAATCCTATCAATCTTTTTCTTGTTACCATGAGTAACATCATCTATACGAAAGTATCTATTGTACTTTCTCATCAAATCTGATATGTAAGGCAACACAGCGTTCTTTAATGAGCCTTTCTCAATACCTACACATATTGGCTCATAGTCTGATACAGCTTGAAATATCTTTTGTGCTGTTTCTTTTGTTCCCCATCTACCATGTTCAATAGACTTAACCCACCATTTATTCTGGTCTACTTTAACAACCGCTATAGCTGTTTGGTCTAGCCTTTTCTTTCTAGCTGTGTTAGCATGAACTACATCAGCAAAACCAGCTAAGTCTACAGCAATAAAGTATCTGCCATCTTTAGGCTCATCTCTATCAAACTTAATCCATTCTTCTTTAAATATACCACCACTAGCTGCTTCAAACGAAGCCATAAACTCTTGTCTAAATGCAAAGCTAGACATAGACTTTCTAGCTGCTTCTATCTCTTTAGGGTCTAGTAACTCATTATCAAATGAACTGTAGTGCCATGCTTTAAACTCTTCATCTTTATCAGAGTTAGCGTAGTTATACAGGTCATAGAAGTGATTACGACCAAAAGGAGTACCTATAAACAACGCAGAGCCTTTCTGGTCAGCTAAAGCTGGTCTGATAATAGTTTCCCATACTTCAGACTTCATAGAGCCGTACTCATCTAATACTACAAACTTAAGTGACACTCCTCGCATTGTTTCTGGTCTATCAGCACCCTTTAGAGATATTTTAGTACCATTAATTAATTTAATCTGTAAGTTGTTAATATGAGAGGATTCTATTACAGGGTGTGCTATCTCTAGCAAGGTAGACCACATAACATCTCTTGCCTGCCCCTGAGTGTTGGCTATATACCACACATGACCCTTCTCAGTCTGTAAAGCATTAACTATTAACATATACGCAGCTAGTCTGGACTTACCAGTTCTTCTACCAGCAGCTACTACCTTAAACCTTGTAGAGTCATTCCACACACTCTGTTGCCACTTTAACAACTCAATATCTAATTCCATTATTGTTCTACTGTTTCTATAGAGTCTACAGAGTCTATAGTGACTTGTTGGGGTTCTGTTGCTACATTAGATATGTTAATTGTTACACCTTTATTAAGTTGTTTATCCTTTTCAAATATAGATACAGGTAATGCTCTATCCATCAGTAGCTTTAGTGCTGCCATCTGATGAGGGTGTTCATCTTGCATAGCTATGTCTATAGTTTTCTTTAGAACCCTATCACCATTAGTAATCAACATTCTAGCCATCAGTTCTCTGATCTTGGCTGTTTCTTCTCTCTTAGATACTAAAGAGCTTTTCTTTCTCTTTGTCTTAAGAGCTACATACTCCATCTCTTTCTTAGAGGGTCTACCTCGCTTACGTTTCTGTTTAGAGCCTACAGGTGTTAGTTGTTTAGCTTTGTTTGCATATGTTCTAATTCTCTTCTCAGGCTCAGTTGAGGAAGGAGAGAGAGAAGTTACTCCTGGTACAACATTCTTTGAGTGTTCATCATAGCTCTGTGTTGAGTCTTTGTTGTCTATTGTCATTGATTTGCCTATATTGTTAATATAGATCAATATTGATTTTATTAATCTAAAGTGTTCTTAAGGGTTCTAAATGGTAACTATAAGTGATAATCACTCTCAATCCCAAGAGACGCTCTCAATCCCACTTGACCGCATTGGTCTAAGTTGAGAGCAAGAGTGTTCGTTATACTTCTGTGCTGAGTCTTTATTGTCTATATACCCCTTTATACAATGTAGAGATTATAGCATATTTTTAGTGATTTGTCAAGTCCTATTTTGACTTTTTTAGTGATTGTGTGGGCTCAGCATAATTATACAGCACAGCACTACCCCACCCCCCTATACTTTAGTATCAGTATGCAATAATCGTGCCAAGTTTGCCTGGCAAGAACTGTGCCACAATGTTGCCAGGGTTATTCAATAGTGGCACAAATGTTGCTTGCAAGCAATAATTATGCCAGTTTAGCCGGTTATGCACTACATTGGTGCGTTATGCACCGCAGCGGTGCGTGTGTCTGTTATGCACCACATAGCGCCATTATGCACCAATACAGGGCAATACAGTTAATCATACTTTAGTATTGTATAACAATGATTTACTAATGATTATCATTAGGTAATATTAATTAATATCATTACTATTATTTAATGATAATTAGTATATTAATATTTGACATATTAGCCGGTTAAATATAATATAGTTGGTAAGTTTGTTAGTTTGTAAAATTACATAGTTTTACTAGATGGCTCACAATATAGGCTCTCTGAAAAGGTAAAACCAAGACTAACAAACGAGTAATGCTACTACTACTTATGGTATTAGTAGAAACATATATAGTTAGCCTTAAGTACTATTTAACTGTCTGAAGAGCCTATGAGCATTAATGTGAGCCAGACTAAATAAATTAGTGATAGATTCCTAACCATATTTGAATAATAACTGTATAGTTATTCGTAGGCGTTTGAGATTATTCAATACTACAGTTTTACATAATTATACAAAATGTTATTATTCATTAAATTACTTTATAATTGTCAAAGTAATTCAATGAATAATAATAATTTTAAAGGGTAATAATGAAGCGTAGACAATACACTTATGAACAACTAAGAGATATAGGCCATAAGCATTACAAAGATAGTAACTTTTGTACGCTTGTGGCTATTGCTCTTAGTTGTAAAGTCCCATTTGGGATAGCTTATGGCAAGACTAAAGAGCTAGTTAATAGAAAACATAAAAAAGGTTTATTTCGAGATCAATATTTAACAGTTATAGAAAGTTTAAACTGTGTTGTTTCACGTTTTAAAAAAGATCATTTACGAATCAATAGATGCTACTACTTCAGTAAAACTTTTAGTCAAGTGATCAGAGATTTACCCACTAAGGGTATATTTTTAATTATGACTAATGGTCATGTATCAACTTACATTGACGGCTCATTGCAAGATTGGGTTAAACGTAATAGTCGTAAAAGAGTCGATAGTGTTTTTGAGGTAACTAGACAATTTTAATTTAATGTTTGACAAATTAAAATTAATTGTATTACAATATTATTATATTAATTAAGAGAGGATTTATTATGTTAAGTATAGACATTGCTTTGTACCACCAAGAAACTGTGAAAATGAATGGTAATTTTAAAACTGTTGAGGCTGAATCAAAAGAAGATTTAGTGGTTATTTTAGAGGACGAAGACAACAAAAAATATTTGTATTTATTGCCTAAAGTTTTTAATTATAAAAACAATGTTTATAAAAGTTTGAATAGTTTCATTGCTACAGCTTTTCCTGATGAAAATGTGATGGATTGGGTAATGACCGCTGAAAGCTATGGTGACTATACAATTAAAGAATAATTTGACATATTAAAATTAACGTGTATTATTATTATTATATTAACTAATAAGGAGCTTTAAAAATGAAACTTAAACCAATAGGTAGCAACATGACAGAGTTAAATATAAACGGAATATCAATTTTATTCAGCTACGAAACACCTGTTGCTGGTTATAACTCGAACGGACCTTTTAAAACTGATCAGCATTATTCCAAAACGACAACTAGGCATATAAATAAGTATTTAGGTAAGGATAGTGGCAGATTGGTATCTCAAGAATTTATTAATAATTTAGTTAAGGAGCTTTAAAAATGAATAAAGATTTTTTAACCCACGCTCAAAAATGTATTAACTATTTCAAACATGGTGTTGCTGACGGACTAATCAACGGCAGTATGAAAGAAGGTTTTCGAGGGCACTTTTACAAACAAGGCTACGATTTTGGACTAACTTTATATTACAGACTAGAAAGTGAGAGTGAAGATGAAAATTAAGCCGTTTTTTATAGTGTTTAAGAATGATTTTAGTCATCCGTACTGGATTGAAAAACTAATGCTGTATAAAGCAAAAAAGATTAAAAAACCTTCTCAATTTGAAATATGGAAAGAGTTTGACGATACAATGATTTGGGATTCTCCAATTTATGAGGTATTAGATTATTTTGATAGTCGAGAAGCTGCAAAAAATTTTATTAAACTACAAATTAAGGGCAAACAACAATGATTAATTTAACTGATTTAGATTTAGCACGACACCATCAATTTAAATTTAGACCTGGTAAGGATTTAGAGCCGTCGGCAAGGGTAGTTTCTGAGCTTGATATAGTGGTGTATATATACAACCACTCAGAGCAGTTAACATATGTCTACTGTGTGCCGCATGAGTACCAGCCACTACTACAACAAGCTATAAGCGACATACTGCTTGAGTTTCCTAGTGGCACAACGTACACAATTAAACAAGCCAAGGATTGCCCGGGATTTCAACTAATACCAAAATATAGGTTTTTCTAATGAAAACATTTTTAATATTTATTTTACTTTTCATTATTCAATCTTGTGCTATACTTTCACTTATCTATATTAATCAATTTTAAGGAATCATTATGACTAAATACGACATTATAACTAAAACATTAAAAAATTATGGTAGGCTCGACTCTGAGCAATTAAGACTTTTAAATTTATTAATTGAAGAAATTATAGACTTCGATAAACAACATTCTTTGTCCAATGGTTCTTTA